CGAAGTGTTTCATACCGTTAGGTACATCGGTTAACAAGAACCAAGCATTAGGCGCTGTCAAGAAGTGATTGATTGTGTATCCTTCTGGGATAGAACCATTGTTCTCGATAGCGTTAATGTCGTTGTTAGTTGTACCAACGCGCAGTTTAGTTTCGAGCAAACGGGTTGCAACGAACTGTAGTGCTGGAGGAACAATCAACTTTCTTGGCTTAGCAGCGATCAAAAGTCCGCGCTCGTCTGTCCATGCAGCGATTTGAATAACGGCATTCTCAAGAGAAGTCTCGTTCAAATCGGCAGGAGTAGCTGGGCTGTTGGAGTTTGTACCACCATTAACCAATGGGTGTGAGTTGCTGAACAAAGAAACGCCGTCACCACCAACATAAGCAGAGTTGAAGCCGTTGTTTAATACGGCAGCAGCTTTAACTTGTTTGGTGTAAGCCATTGCGCGAGCCAGACCCTTGGTGTAGCGAGCAGACAAGCTGTCGTACAAGTTATCCTCAATCGCCTCTTCAGTGATTGAGAATCCAAGAGCAATAGTCTCGTGGTTATAGCGAGTTGTCCATGCCTCTTGTGCATTGTCATAAGCGATGGCAGAGCCTTCGTTTTTGACTGGTGCAGCAGAGAAACCGGATAACTTGGTCTCTTCTTCAAAGCTACGCTCAGATGTCTCTGTTTCGTAGATCTCTTTGTGCTCTTCGCCGTAGCGAGCATATTCAAGTCCAAACAATGCGTTCAGTCCAGGGAGCAACTCTTTCAATAGTTGTGCGCGTGAAATAGCCATTTATGTTACTCCTTAAACTGTAACTGGGTAGTAGTAACCATGTGCGCCGAAGTTAAACTTAACGAGTAACTCTGGGTATTGGTTAAATACTAAGGTTGAAGATGCGACCATTGCTGGGCTTGGTGCTGCGTTCACTGTTAGTGATGTTGCTCCAGCAGAAGCTGCTGCGGCAATAAAGCTACCAGATGAAATGTACTGACCGTTAGCAGCAAGAGTTCCAAGATCAGTACCAACTGGCAATGCGTTTGGAATTGCAGCGCAGGTAATGGTCGTAGAAGAAATGCTGGTATAGGTAGTAGTACCTAGTGACACAACAGTATCAGGAACAACGTTCAAGACACGCATTGGTACAGCAGCTGTGGTTGTCAATGATGTTGGAGATGTAACACCGATGTATGAATCACCTGTGTTAACGTTTCCTACACCAGCCGCCCATGAGCGGTTAATACCAACATCTTGACCAACTAAAGCAAAAGAACCAGAAGCAAGAGTTCCAGCAGATGCCAAAGCAACTACTTTGAAAACTTGATCAGGATCATCAGCAACGATAGCCTGTGCATCACCAGCTAAAGTGTTAGCGGGCCAGTATTGGCTGTAACGCTTTTGCTTGGTTGTTGGGTCTGTATAAGAACAGCCAAGGAAGATACCAACGATGTTGTCTGTTGGTGCGTCTGTACCCCATGTGCTTACACCAGTACTTGTGGTAATGGTAGATTGCACAACAAAGCCACGAACCAATTTAACGATATCGCCGTAGTACAAGTTTGTACCGTAGTTGTATTGGATAGGTAGGTTACGAGTAGAACCCGCAAATACCTGTCCACCGATCAGATTGACCGGCTTGAACCCGTATGGGGCCGAGACAGTTGGATATGCCATTTAAGGACTCCTAAAATTAAGATTTACCGAATGTCACCTCGGAACGTCTGTCTTTAAACAGAGGCATCCTTGGATCACTATTACGCATGAAACTGTTATCTACTGATTCCATCTGAGCCTGGTTCTGCTTAGCGTAGTAATCTGACGCTTGCTTAACAAACTCGGCTGGAATTCTGCATAACAACAGTCCACCTACTTCAATGCCACCTTTAAATCGACCGTCATTAACTTCGTGCATCATCAGCTCAGGATACTCTTCCGCTTTGCAAGGCTCATAACCTTCGCGCAAACGCATAGAAATATTCTTAGGATCAGCGCTTCCGACCATGCTAATGCGAATGTATCTGTGCTCCCATCCAGGACGGGCATCAGGCATTGGCAACTGTTCTGGAGGTCTCCAGGCATCCGGTCTTTGTGCTACTGCACGAGTTTCAACTTCTCTAGGTTTACGATTTTGTTCTGACATGATTAAGCTCCTGATCTTTGTTTAGCAACCTGACGGGCATAGTCCTCTAATGAGACACCAAGCCTTTTGGCGATGTTTACCTGACTTGTAGTAAGTACGATTTTTTTAGACGCTGTACTCCTAGACGCAGGTGCAACTACCGACTTCTTGGGTGGAGGAGATGCATCCACTTCAGTATCGCTTTCAAAAGCATCTGGGAACCTAGTACGCATTTCGGAATCAATTCTTCGGTAGTACTCTTCGCTCGATGGATTTAATCGCTCATCTTGCGTGAGTTCCTCGTGTATGGCAAGCGCATAACTGGTCATGCGCCGATTTTGCCCGAACCAAGGATTCTTATCTTTCCAGGCCTCCGCCTTTCGGTCTAGCTGCGCTGGTTGCGTTACCTGCGTTTGTACCTCATTTCTTTCCTCTTGTAAAGGGGCTGGCTTAAAATTATGTAACTCTCTTGCCTTAATTGTTACGGCAGTTAGTTCACTTTGTGCTTCAGCTAAAGCATCAGAATCACCCATTTCATAAGCAGCTTTGTACTTATTCTTGGCAGATTGAAGCTCGTTTTCAACCACTTTCTTAGCTTGTTCCAGCAAAGCGGTTTGCCCTTGATTCAGGGAACCTTTGAGTTTCTTGTTCTCTTCCACTACGGTTTGAGCAAGCCTTAAAGCTTCCTCGCGCTCACGGTAAGCCGCTTCTTTAGCTCGGCGTTCATCGTGATATCCCTTGGTGAAATGTTTAATCCGTTTCTTTACGGAGTCGTTGTAGGTCTCCAACTCATCATCGGAAAACTCTTTTGGTGGTTCGTCAGCCGGCTTGCGACCGCGGTCTGGCTCAGGAGTATCGTCAACGATCTCAAGCTCAGGCGTTTCTTCCACTTCAATCTTCTCTTCCACTTCGTCTGGGAATTTAAATTCTCTTTGTTCAGTTGCCATGTTGTTTCCTTATGCTGCTCGTTGAATGCCGCGGGGATCAAGCACAACGGCTTCAACCTGATCGTCTTTGATCAAGCGGAATTCTTTGCCGTGGATTTTGATTCGAGTGCCAGAGTTGGGACGGACAATAACAAAGTCACCTTCCTTGCACGATGGCCCGGACGGGAATCTTGATTTGTCTTGATAGCAATCTGGGCCAAGCTTAATTACAAATAGTACTGGGGTCAGCACCTCTTCGTAATTCATCGTTGTACCAGCTTTGATTAAACCGCTTTCGTACTCTTCATCTACTTCGGGTAAAACCGTCAGTATGTGATAAGTTTGCGGCGTGGGAAGTTGCGTTGCCTTATCTTCGGCTTTCTTATTAAGAATTCCAGATAAGTCTACAGCTTGAACATTGAAGTCCATAGTTCTCCTTCGCAGGGGGCTACAAAAAAGCTTACCGATGCACCCCCGCCACATCGGTTCGCCGGGTTATTCGTTGTCTTCGTCTTCCTTGAAACGCTGCATCATGGTGTCTATCTCTCCTTTGCAAAGGGACAATCCCTTGAAGACACCACACATTTCAGAATACTCGGCATAGTCCCTGGCGCTTTTGCCGGACAATGCAATTGCATATTGATCTTCAATCTGTTTGATCTTTACCAATAGATGTTCAAGTATTTTCTGTTCCATCATTCATCCTTTTTAGGCTCTTGCTTTTTAACATTCTGAGCCTTGGCCTGTTGCTCAGCTTGCCTTTCGCGGATCTCGTTCATCTTCTTAGCCGTTTGTTCAGCCAATGTCATACGCTGCATTTCTTGGGCTTCTCTAATCCTAGCCATCTGCTGATCTTGATTCATTTTCTGTGCGTGTTGCTCTTGCAGCATCTGTAAATCAAGCGCGTGTTGTTGCTGGTTGTGCATCAAATTTTGCTGAGCCTCTGCGATCTTTTTCTGCTCTTCAATCGCGGGATTTGGCCCTGCTTTTTGTTGAGCTTGTTGAGCTTTGATCTGCAACTCTTGTTGCTTAATAGCCAGGTCTCCATCGACTTTCTTAGCCTTGGTTTGCGCTTCCATCTGGGCAATTTGCAACTCAGCTTGCTGCATTTGGACAAGCGGATCTTGAGCTTGCTGCTGGGCTTGCTGTTGCGCGGCTTGACCTTTGCTCTGTTGTAGAACTTGCTGAGCAGCTTGTGCTGTGAGCTGAGAGATTTGAACTTCAAGCTCTTGTGGCATATCCTCATCTGGAGCGGGTAGCGTAGCACCCAGTTGCTGCTGGATCTTATTCCTATACTGGAATGCCAAGTGCTCAGAGATATGAGCCATGATGGCTGCGCCCATCTGTTGACCCATAGGGCTTTGACCAATCTGCGCCTGGAGCAGCGGGTCTTGCATCATTGCCTGGTGAACCGCGATATGTGCATCGTGATCTTGATACATAAACGCCTTGGTTGGTTTTCCTTTTAAGAAAGCCATGTTCTCTGATATTGGATCTCTTGGTTTTTGATCGTCTTCAGTTGGAACAATATCTTCGGCGTTGGGTATACCAATCACATCAAGCATTTGCCTGTGTAACTTGGGAAGATTGTAGATTTGGGGCGCTTGCTGGGCCATCTGCATTGCAGCTTGGTACTGCATGAGCCTTTGCGCCATCGTAGAACTGTTGGGATCACTGACCGGTATAACCTCAACCATGTCGTAATCACTTTGCTTTGCGCTTTTATCTGCTTTCTCAGGGTTGTATTCATAATCCCTGGGAGCAAAGTCGCGAATCATTGGCTTGAGCAGTTTGAATTCCTGCTTCATAGAGTAATGAACCCTAGCCTGTACCGCGCTCATTGTCTTAAGCTGTCTTTCAAGCAGAGCAAGCGTAGTTCCGACCGGCGCATTAGCGGACATATCGCTAATGTTCATGTCAGATATAGCGCCAAGCTTTCTTGCCTCGTCAGTAATAGAAGCAAGCAACGCACTAAGTACGGAACTTGGCTCTTTATAAGGCAAGGTCATTATGTTGTCTTTGATTGATCCGCCAGGAACGTCAACATCCCTAAATTCGCCCGGTGCAATTGGGGTATCGTCCCCTTTTACGCGCAATCCGCGAGCTTTTAGACCGCCGGGTAGGTTAGCCAGTGATCCAGCATCCACCAATTGGCGAATAATCATCGTACCTGCGCGGGCATAACCCCCAATCAGGTGAATAAGACCAAATCCATAGGCTCCAAAGCCAGGAATATAGGTATATTGAACAAAATGTTGCCTTTTAAGGTACTTTTTATCGCCTTCTTCCCAGTTTCTGCGGATAGAAAGTACTTTTCTTGACCCTCTTTCAATCGTAATAACGTATGGCCTAGCGATTTCATCGTCATCTTCATCGCCTGGCAGCACATAATCAACGTGGATTTCAGCCAAATGGTATCTATCGTCATCCGTAATTGAGTATCCAGACTCGTCAGCCTTCTTTTTCTCAATATCGGTTGGGATATGCATGGGTTCACCCAACTCAACATCCCTATAAAAGCCACTTACTTGTAATTTTTTGATTTCGTTTTTGGTCTTACGCATCAAATGTGTAACGCGCTCGCAGTGCATAACACCGCTAGACCCATATGGCATAATCAAATCTTCTGCGCCAACATACATAGCGACTGGTCTGCCAAGATTTTGATCTGGATAAAGCTTTTTAAACGCCGATCCAATAAGGCCAAGATTAAGCAATAGACGCTCATGCTCTGGACGATACTCTGGCATCTTCTCTACCAGGTAATAGTTCATGTGATTCTGAACTCTTTGCGATGCTTCCATCTTGAGGCGGTCTATCGCCCCCATGATTTCAGTCTTTACCGGGCCAGCCGCAGGAAACGTTTCAGTAATCGTTTCTGCTTGGAAGCGAATCCCAGCTTCTGTAAGCACCGTGCTGAAAACACCACAAGCTCCGTTCCAAGGTTCCGTTCTTTCTTCATATCTCATCCCCAATACTTCAAGACCTTTGACATATGTTTCAGCCCAGTCCTTACGGGAATGAACGTCCGCATCCACTTCTTCCATCAACTTTTGCGCCAAAGATTGAAGCTGGCCTTCATCCATATCTTCAGCCAAGTTAGCATAAAAATCTTCTGAGCTTTCTTTCTCTTCTTTAGGATCTAAGTCAATTTCAATCCCGCCAATGCCAACGTGCATAGCCTCTGGGTTTTCAACTTCGATCTCTATATCTGGCTCAACCGTATTGAGTTGTGGAACGTTTGAATACAATGCTTTATCTAACATATTAAATCCTTTTAGCTGTGCTGCCTTCTAATTTATAACTGTCTATTTGCTCAAAATTTACTTCTGGCATAGCCAATCTCATCCGAATTCTGT